GCCTGCAAGTGTTTCCCTCATTTCGGTGGTCAGGCGCTGCGCAAGTTCGCCATTTTCCAGAAGGCCGATGATGGTGTTGGAATCGCGGATGCGTTGCATGGTTTCCTCTGCTGGTTGAAGGGCGTTTTCGCCCGTTATCCGCGCCATTCAGGCGCGAAAGGGATTTCGTCATCCAAAGCTGGGTTGTAGCCGCCGCCCTGCTGGTTCGCGGTTTGGCTTGCGGAATCGCGCGAGCGTTCATCGCCATAATCGTCTTGGCTGACTGGACCTCGCCCACCGCCATTGCCCTGCGGCATGAGCTTCAACTCACCGCTGAAATTCTCCAGCACAAGCTCCGTGGAATAGCGGGTGTTGCCCTGCTGATCTTCCCACTTGCGTGTGCGGCTCTTGCCCGCGATGAAAACGATGTTTCCCTTCGACAGGTATTGTTCCGCAGTCTTGGCGAGGGCCTGATTGAAGATGACAACCGTATGCCACTCGGCCTTTTCTTTCCGCTCGCCGGTTTGCTTGTCGCGCCAAAAATCGGAGGTAACCACGCGCATGGTGACTATAAGATCACCACTGCTTGGGCGGCGAACTTCTGGATCGGCACCAAGACGGCCAATAATTTCATGACGATTGTACGTCATGCCGCCACCCTCCAGTCGATGCCCAGATAGCGGGAGAGCCGGTCAAGCCATGCTTCCTCTGCCTTCATCGGAGCCCACGGCTTGATTGCGCCGGTCAGCTTCGGCATCGGCAATTCCCGGCCTGCGAGGTTTTTCAAGCCATTACTGCCAAACAGTGCCACTGTTTCGGCGCGTAGCATCCGCTCGTCCATTTCCTTGACAGCAAAGGGAACAGAAGGTGGCAGACCTGCCTTTCGATAAATCGCCTGATCCAGTCGCGCCTTTACAGCCTCGACAGCGTCCCGGACACGATGCATCGGTATGTCATGCATGCGATAGAGTGCATCGGCCAGAAACAGAACCGCCGGTCGCGACCAGTCTCCAATCAGCGCCTCATGGGCGTCATGCAGAAGAAAATAAGCACAAAAAGTCGTGTCGCCCGTTTCATTCGCCAACGCATCTGCACCCATTACGCAATGCTGCGCGACAGGAAGCATCGGGCCTCTATTGATGCCATTAAAGCGGGCCAGCTTTGAAAGGGAGCTGGCGATCGTGGGCCAGTGAATATCGCTATCCAGCGGATTTGCGAGATCCATTACGGAACCGTCTGGACGGAACGAAAGTATTTCGGAAGTCATAGTGGAATACCGATAACGAGGGAAAAGAACGGGACGGCGAACGCGATGACGCTCCCGGCGATGGCTTCTGTCACAGTCACGACAGCGCCCTCCCGTTGCGAACGGGGATTTTCGGCAGGGTTTGCTCTGCAGCGAGTGTCAGTCTGGCGCGCTCTGCCGGGAGCAAGGGAAGGAAGTTCAGGAACTCCTGAAGCACACAAATGCAGCGCTCGCGCTGCGGTGCCCACGGGTCAAGCATCAGCGCAGCTCGGCTGGCGCAATACCTGCCCCAAGCCTCGAAAAACTGCGTTGACGTTACGAGGTCAACAGTCATGGGCGGACGGTTCGGAACCGGCTGCCTGACTTTCATGACCATGTCAGCGACGTTGTCGTGGACCGGCTTTCGGCTTTCCGATTTCCATTCTGCTGCGAGGTGCTGGGCCTGCGTCCCGAACTCAATGATTTCAGCAGAGGTGAACCCGGCCCGGATCAAGTCCATAAATGTCGCAGCACCTGACGATGCGGCGATGTCCTGCATCGTCTTAGCCATTTCGATAGCGCGAAGGTGCGGAGTGTTTTCGGCACCACGCGGATCGCTGTCACGGATCGGGAATGAAGCCCGTGAAACAGTAGCCTTGCGCCCCGGAGAATTCGTGAATGGGAGAGTCATGCTTTGGCCTCCAACTTGAAAGATGTGGCGCAATGTAAGCATAACTTATATTTCATTTCAAGTGCGTCTTGAAATCCACAGACGAAAGAATCGATTCGACATTGGCGGAAAAAGAATCAATGATGAGAACAGAGTGAGAACAAACAGGGCGTAAAGGGTGTGAAATGTTCCCGAAAGAACCGACAATCGGACAGACTTTTTCGATATCGATCGAGTGTGGAGACTGCGGGCACGTGCGATGGCGCAAGCCGCAAGAGCTTTACAAGCTCGGCTTCAAATACGGGACATTGATCAACGATCTGGGGCTGAAACTGTACTGCGCGGAATGCCGGCGCAAGGGAGATTCGGGGAAAAATGTGATTCTCAGTCCAGCTTTCAAAACTGAACTCGACCGAGAACGCGCGAACGCGTCCCGGATCAATAGCCTAATAGTTCCCGGAGAGGGATTACGCGCCACATGTTCTTGATGGCGTAAGGATCAAAGCTTAGTTCTTTTTGAGGATTGAACTGCGTGCAGATAATCTCCGATGTGGAGCGCCGGACAAGGCGCTTGATATATGCGTGCCCGATCTCCCCCTCCTTCACCGAAACATTTCGATAACAACATCATCGCCGGGCACTGCCTCGCGTCCGCCGCAGTAAATAAGCTCTCCGGGCTCATATCTCGGCCACATGCTGTCGCTGATCACATGAAGCGCAAATACCTTGCGAATGCCGGCAAGCCCAGGCGGGCGGCGCACATATCCAGTGATTTCCCCGTTAAGCGAAAAGTCGCCATCATCGCCGCCGACAGCCACCCCCCTGACCTCAACGTCAAGCGGCCCCTTCGGCAACTCGTGAGAATCAGAGATTATCTCCGCTTCATTTACCGGCTGATCGTCGAGGTACACTACCTCGCCCCGGCCCAGAGCCGCTGCATCCACTTTCAATAGATCGGCTGTCCGGATCAGATTTTCCGTCGATGGAAGATTCTTGCCAATTTCCCAATTACCGACAGCGGCGGTCTGGGTGTTCAGATGGGACGCAATCTCGCGCATCACCAGGCCGCGCTGCTTTCGCGCAGTCCGGATTGCCGCCCCAACTTTGATCGCCAGTTCATTCTTGTTCATGGGCTGCATGTGAAGCTTAAACATGTTTCTAGTCCATTTAAGAGTTTCTTGCTTTCATTTTTAAGTTATGCTTATATCGCCTCATGAAACCGAACCTTGACCCCTCCGGAGCACTCAAGCTCGCCATAGACAAAGCCGGCAGCGCCAGCGCACTGGCGCGCCATCTGCGTTTGACGCCCTCTGCGGTCTTGCAATGGGACGTCGTTCCCCCAAAACGTGTGCTCGAAGTTGAAGCCTTCACTGGCGTTTCTCGTCACGCACTTCGCCCTGACATTTACGGGATAAAGCCATTTGCTGAGGTGCCGGCATGACTTCAATTCTCCGTCGCCTTGACGATGCCGCCTGCGCACTCCTGACCGGCCATTCGCGCCGCGATATGGATCGGGTGCGCCTGCGCCGCCTGACAATCCTTGTTCGCCGGGAAATTGTCCGACTTGAGCGTGAAGCGCGAGAGCATGAATATTTCTCATTTCGTGCGGTCTCCTGCCGGTCTCTAGCGCAGTCGCTTGCGAGCCGCCTTGAAGGCGTCGTCGATCGCATTGATGATGAGACCTACCGAGTTTTGTTGGATCATCTCCATATCGAACGCATCAACCTTCACGCCCGCCGCAAATTTCAGTGGGATTACTGGCATTCGCTCGACGACTTCAACAAGGCGCGCATTCACTGCCCGGTAATGCCGGTAGTCGATCCTGCCAGCAAGCAATACGGCAAGCTCTTCAAGGGCCTTGGTGACCGCCGCATTTTTGATCCGTTCCATGACAAGGGCGGTTTCCGCGTTTGGCATTGGCATAGTGTCCTGGCTCCGTTGTTTCGGTGGCTGGTGCGCCCCTTGCAGCGTGTGAAGGTTAGCGGTCCGCCGTAGTGATCTGACCCCGGCAACCTGACACTCCAATCCCTTTCCCACTATGGGAAAAAACAGCGGCTTTTCCCGCCACGGGAAAGCTTTGCCTTTTGAGGACTTACCCATGAGCCCATTAACCGATGCTTGGTTTTACCGGATCAAGGCAGCCCAGAACGATCTCATCAAATATTGCGGGGGCGTTGAGAAAACGGCGTCGCTCGTTTCCATGTCGAAAAGTCAGGTCGGGCGATACAACAACACGCTCGATCCCGACATGATGCCAGTCCACGTCGTCTGCCAGCTTGAGGCTCAATGCGGAGTACCTTGCGTCACATCCGTGATGGCAGATCTGAACAATCGCCGACTGTCGGAACCGGATAGCGAGGATGTCAGGGCCGCTGGCGACATTCTGAATGCCCACTCCGAGGTTGTCCGCAGTGTGGGTGAGGTGATGAGCGTCGGCGCGCAGGTGTTTGCTGATGGCAAAGTGACCGGCACCGAGGCTATTAAGCTCGATAAATCAGCATCACAAGTTGAGCGGCATGTTTCCGAACTCAGACGGAAACTGTCAGGACACATTACCAATGCGCGTCGAGGCGATCCCGCGCTCCGCATCATTGGGGATGACTGACCATGGTGCGCCGCCCTTCAAAAGAACCCTCTGCCATTAGCATATTTCTACTGGTCGCTTCTTGCTGCATTGGCGCCACCCTTGCTGGTGCATACGCCGCTGTTCTGTTTTGGCCGTTGGTGATGCGATGACTATCAGCCTGCTCGACGGACGCGTTGAAATTCGTCTCGGCGACTGCATTGGTGTCATGGCAGCGATGCCAGACGATAGCGTCGACTGTGTGGTTACATCGCCGCCTTATTGGGGCCTCCGCGACTATGGCGTTAGTGGTCAAATGGGCCTGGAGCCAACCCTCGCAGAACATTTGGCCGTTATGGTTCGCGTGTTTGCAGAGGTGCGTCGTGTCCTGAAGCCCACCGGCACATGCTGGATCAATTATGGCGACTGTTATGCCACCACGCCCAACGGCAAGTCTGCCGCTGATTACAAGGCTGAAGGTACTGACGACCGAACATTCCGAGATAAACCGTTCTCAACGATCGGTGGCGGTATCAAGCCGAAAGACCTGCTGATGATACCGAACCGGCTTGCGATCGCCCTGCAGGACGATGGCTGGTGGGTGAGGTCGGAAATCATCTGGGGCAAATCCAATCCAATGCCGGATTCTTCCGGTGCCTATCGCCCATCCGCCGCTCATGAAAAGATTTTCATGCTGACGAAATCGGATGACGGGGACGTATGGCGCGCGCGCGATACAGGCGAGATTTCCTTTTCACCGGATCTGACTGAGCGTTGTCCATTCATCACTGATCCGTCACGCGAAGGTGTGCGCTGGATACGCACGGGCGCTTTCTATGACGCGGAAGCTGTCCGACAAGGGCGGACCAGTAATGAAGATGCAAATGGCTATCGAGGAGGCTCATATACTGAGGGTAGACCCGGTAAAAGGAAAACTATCGGAAACAGACGAGTAGCAGGCTGGGCCGATTGCGACACCCCTCATACTGCGATCGCTCATAATCAAACCCGTGAACGGGTGCACGGTCATGAACGGTCACACGATGGTTTCAACGGTCGCTGGGATCAAATGACGAAGGAAGAACAAGGCGCAAATGGCCGCTTTCTTCGCAATTTTGAGCCTGCGCCGCTTTCGGTCTGGCCGATTGCAACCAAGCCGTTTTCCGAAGCCCACTTCGCTACGTTCCCGCCGGAACTGGCAGAGCGCTGTATCCTTGCGGGATGCCCGAAAGATGGTGTCGTCCTCGATCCGTTCGGCGGGGCCGGAACCACGGGGCTCGTCGCTGCCCGTTATGGTCGTCGTGCGATCCTCATCGAGCTCAACCCGGAATATGCCGACATCGCCCAACGCCGCATCGAAAAAGAATGGCGCGTTTCAGATGTCCGCACTGACACTTCCGATCTCGGCCCCTTGTTCAAAAATGGGGCTACCGCATGAGGGGAGCGACTGATTTCACAGTGCTTGGCATGTTCGTTGACCGCCAGAGAATCCTATGCCGCATGAACATCCAGCAGGTCGCGCGAACATGTGGTGTGCCCTCTGACGACGTGCACCGCGTCATCGCAGGTAAAGCGATCGGCCCGGACTCGCTGGCATCATTCTGCGCCTGGCTTGGGCGTTCACCTTCCTTTTTTGACAAACATTCGCTCGCAACCCGACGAGAGGTTTACCCATGAAAACGTTTGGTCAGCCCGGCAGTATTACACCTGCAAGCTTCACCCCTGAATTGCCAACCCAAATGGTCATCGAAGGGTTGATGCTTCTGCGCGAAATGGGAATGACCCGCCGCCAGATGGTCAAGGCCACTGGTATGTCGGAATACAAAATCCGTTCGTACTTCAACACGATCTGCAGCCGGTGGAAACTGGATGACCATTTGGCAGTGAAGGGTCGTAATCCGGTGGGGGCAGCACAATG